GTAACTAAAATAACATATTCTGCTGAAGAACCTACTAACGAACTACAAGAGGATGTTTACGAAGAAGACATCGTAGAAGATGCTCCTGCTGTAGAATACGCTACTAAAGACGAAGTTTCAGAACTTAAGGCTATGGTAGAGAAATTAAGAGGTATGATTGAAGCTAAAGAAGAAGCTCAAGAAGAAGTTCCACAAGAACTATCTGCTGACGAGCCTGCTGAAGCAATCTCTCATTCACCAGAAAACGAAGTAAGTGAAAAAGTTGGTGTTAGGTTTTCTCCAAACGCAAATAGAAACACTACTTACAATAGAGTATTAAACGCAATAACTAATAATTAAATTAATTTAAAATGGCAACAACAACCAATATAACTACTACTTACGCTGGTGAATTTGCTGGGAAATATATTTCTGCAGCTTTATTATCAGGTAAAACTTTAGCAGAGGGGAATATTACAGTAGTACCTAATGTTAAGTATAAACAAGTAATGAAAAAAGTGGCAACAGATGATATCGTTAAAAACGCAACTTGTGATTTTGATGACACATCAACACTTACTCTTACTGAAAGAATCTTAACTCCAGAAGAGTTTCAAGTGAACCTTGAGTTATGTAAGCAAACCTTTAGAAGTGACTGGGAAGCAGTATCAATGGGATATTCTGCATTTGATAACTTACCATCTAACTTTTCTGACTTCTTAATTGCACACGTTGCAGATAAAGTAGCTCAAAGAATGGAAACTAACATCTGGACAGGTACTAACGCAACTGCAGGTCAATTTGATGGATTCATCACTACTTTAGGTGCTGATACTGATGTTAATGACGTAACTGGAACTGCTTCAACAGCAGCTAACATTATTACAGAGCTTGGTAAAATTGCTGATGCAATTCCAACAGCAGTATATGGTTCAGAAGATATGACTATCTACTTACCTTCTAATATGTATAGAAACTACGTTAGAGCTTTAGGTGGATTTGGTGCTTCAGGATTAGGAGCAGCAGGTACAAACAATCAAGGTACACAGTGGTATAACGGTGGTGCTGGTCTTCAGTTTGATGGTATTCAAATTGCATTAGCTCCAGGATTATCTGACAACGATGCTGTAGCAGCACAAAAATCAAACTTATTCTTCGGTACAGGATTACTTTCTGACCAAAATGAAGTAAAAGTAATTGATATGGCTGATCTAGACGGTTCTCAAAATGTGAGAGTTGTTATGAGATTTACTGCTGGTATCCAGCACGGACTTGGTGGTGAAGTGGTATTATACGCTACATCATAATAAAATAATTGTTCAACTTAAGAAAGGGTAGGTAAGCCTTGAGCCTACCGCCCTTTTTTTATATAAAAAATAAAAAATTATGGCTTGTGATTTATCATTAGGAAGAAAAGAACCTTGTAAAGATGTCGTTGGTGGAATAAAAAACGTATATTTCATTGACTTCGGAGATATGACTTTAACTTTTGATTCAACAGATACAGATGTTATAGAGTCTGTAGGAAGTTCTATTGCTTCTTTTAAGTATGAAGTGAAAGGAAACTCATCTTTAGAGCAAACAGTAAATTCTTCAAGAGAAAACGGAACAACTTTTTATGAGCAAACATTAAATTTAACTCTTCACAAATTAACGAAAGAAGACAACAAAGAATTAAAATTAATGGCTTATGGAAGACCTCACGTTGTTGTAGAAGACTATAATAAGAATTTAATGATTATGGGTCTTGAAAACGGTGCAGATGTATCAGGTGGTACAATTGTAACTGGTGCTGCAATGGGAGATTTAAGTGGATATACATTAACTTTAACTGGAATGGAAACTATGCCAGCTAACTTTATAGAAAAGACAGCTCCTACTGAAGCTGTATCTACTACTCTTACAAACGCAGGATTTGCTACACCAACTGCAGGTACTAACTCTTAAACATAGAGTGTTCTTAAAATAAAGAGGGGACTTTTATAGTCCTCTTTTTTTTTGAACAAGATTAACCTTTATAAGTTATATAGGTATGATAAGATTATCACCAACAACATCATCTCAAACAATTAGTATAATTCCAAGAGCATATACAGTTGCTAGTGATTTATCTATGGTTATCGTAGAAGACGGTACAAGAAAAACTCAAACTATAAATAGTATTACATCTTCTTTATCATCTAATGGTAATTACTTGCAGATGTCTGTGGCTTTTAGTATTTTAACAGCTGAAAACAGCTATTCTTTTGAGTTAAAACAAGGAAGTACTTTATTATATAGAGGTAAAGCATATTGTACATCACAAACAGATAATACAACAGACCACACATTAAATAGTAATAAGTATAATGAATATGTTGGAACAGATACAGATGACCAAAAATATATTGTAATATGAGCAAAGTAAAAGTAATAAACCTATCAGGTTACGAAGTGCCAAGTATAAAAGAATCAACTAGATATGATTGGGTTGAATATGGTGATAACAATAACTATTTTGGGGACATAATAGATAGATATACAGGTAGTCCAACAAACTCAAGATGTATAAACGGTATTACAGATTTGATTTATGGTAGAGGATTAAACGCAACAGATTCAGAAGATAATGCTCTTCAGTTTGGACAAATGCAACAAATACTTAAAGATGTAGATGTAAGAAGAATTACGGGAGATCTAAAGTTATTAGGTCAAGCATCTATACAAGTTGTATATAACAAAAGGAAAACAAAAATAATGCAGTTAAAGCATTTTCCTACAGAAACATTAAGAGCAGAGAAAGCAAAAGATGGTCAGATAAAGGGGTATTATTATCATCCAAAATGGAGTGAAATAAAGCCTTCTGATAAACCTAAAAGAATACCAGCATTTAAGTTTGGTAAAAAAAGTGAAAATGTAGAGATATATTGTATTAAGCCTTACAGAGCAGGTTTTTATTATTACTCTCCTGTAGATTATCAAGGATGTTTACAGTATTGTAATTTAGAAGAAGAGGTTTCTAATTATCATATCAACAACATACAAAACGGATTACAACCTTCTTTATTATTAAACTTCAACAATGGTATTCCAGGTGATGAAGCACAAGAAATGATAGAAAGAAAGATCTATGAAAAGTTTAGTGGTAGTTCAAACGCAGGTAGATTTATATTAGCATTTAACGATAATGTAGAAAATCAGTCAACTGTTGAACCTATTCACTTACCTGATGCACACGCACAATATGACTTTTTAGCTAAAGAGTCAAGAGAAAAGATAATGATTGGTCACGGTGTTGTTTCTCCAATACTTCTTGGTATTAAAGATAATACTGGTTTTGGTAATAATGCTGAGGAATTAAGAACAGCATCTGTTTTGATGGATAACATTGTAATAAGACCATTTCAGACCCAACTAATCAACTCATTTAATGAGCTGTTATCTTTTAATGGTATAAACTTAAACTTATACTTTGTTACTCTACAACCAATTGAGTTTACAGAGCTTGATAATATTGAGACAAAGATTAAAAGAGAGGAAGAAACTGGTGAAAAACTGTCAAGTGAAGAGAAAAATGACTTTACAGATGAAGAAGGGGATGATTTACTAAATCAGTTAGAAGAATTAGCTGAAAAAGTAGATGCAGATGACTGGGAATTAGTACATACAGAGAAAGTAGAAGACACAGAGAAAGAATTTGATTTTACAAGTCTTTCTATGCCTACTGATAAAGATGCTAAACCTAATAAGGTCTCATCACAAGATAATTCAACATATAAGGTTCGTTATTCTTATGGTCCTATAAGAAAATCACCTAATAGCAGACGTTTTTGTCAAAGAATGGAGCTTATTAGTGAAAAAAACTTAGTATTTAGAAAAGAAGATATAAATATGATGTCTTTTAAAGGAATAAATAAAGAATTAGGTCATAAAGGACAGAACTATTCATTATTTAAATATAAAGGCGGTGTAAATTGTCAGCATTATTGGGAAATGAAGGTGTATAAGAAGAAGGTTTCAGATAGTAACCTTGTTAGTGAGTCAGAAGCAATAAAAGATGGCTTAAAAGAGCCTAAAAACCCTTCAGAGATAGGAATTGCACCTAAAGATATGGCAAACAGAGGACATCATCCAAATTATAAGAAATGAAAGCATTATTTA